AACGAGGAACTAATGGCACGATTTGCAAGAGGTAAAAATTCATTAGCGATATCCGACCGTTCTGGTCAAGCTTTTCCATATGTTGAAATGGTTAAAGAATGGAATGGATCCATCGTCCATATTTCAGAGTTCGAGCCTAAGCATCCACAGCTAGAGCCTAAAATATACGGGGGTGACCCACAAGGGCTCCTGGACGCTCGACCACAACAGTTTCCATCAGATCAAATTGGTGGTGGTAATATGGTAGTGACTGCATTTCCAGTTGATGGTCAAAGTGATTCTGCATTTTCATCAGACGGTATGAGACCAAGTAGAAATATTAAACCTGCAATAGCAATGTATTTATCTAAAGTAACAGTGGAGATATCATAATGGCATTAACATTTTCAGAACTAGTCACAAAAGTAAGAGATTATACAGAAGTTGATTCAACTGTTTTAACTGATTCAATAGTTGAAGGATTTATTACAGATGTTGAATTAACTATATCTAGAGCTGTTGATGGCATGGATGTAGACCGTAAGTATTCTTTGTCTACATTTACTTCTGGAAATAGATATTTAGTATTACCTGCAGATTTATTATATTTAAGAGCTGTTCAAGTATTTGATTCAACTACATCAGGGACTCCTAGAGTTTATTTAGAGAAGAGAGATCAAACTTTTATTTCTGAATATTCACCAGATACAAGTCCATTAGTAACTGGAATTCCTAAATACTATGGATATTGGGACGAAAATCCAACATATATTCTTGTTGCACCTGCACCAAGTGCAGCTTTTACATGTCAGATTAATTATATTAAAACACCTCAACATCTATCAGCTACTAATACTACGACATATCTGTCAAGTTATGCTGAAAATTTATTATTCTATGGTGTAATGACTGAGGCTTTTGGTTTCTTAAAAGGCCCACAGGATATGTACAACCTGTACAAAAACCGTTATACTGAGGAATTGAAAACTTTTGCTATTCTTCAAAAAGGATACAGAAGAAGAGATGATTATAGTGATGGGGTGACTCGAATACCATTAGACTCACCTAGTCCTTAATAAAATTAACTAAGGAGTAACAATGGCAATAACAACAAACGCAATAGCGAATTCTTTCAAGAAAGAACTATTAGAAGCAAAACACAACTTTACACAAACAACTGGTGATAAATTTAAACTAGCTTTATACACTTCATCTGCAACTTTAGGTGCATCAACAACTTCATACACAACGGATAATGAAGTTGGAGCATCTGGTCAATATGCGGCAGGTGGTGGAGCTTTAGCAGTTGGGTCTCAACAAACATCTGTAGCATCAGGTGTTGCGATCGTCGACTTTGGTGATAGATCGTTTACAGGGGTAACATTAACAGCTAGAGGTGCATTAATTTATAATACATCAAACTCAGATAGCGCAGTCGCTGTTTTGGATTTTGGTGGTGATAAAACTGCAACGTCTGGTACATTCACTATCCAATTCCCTGACTTTACAACTTCTGCTGCGATATTGAGAATATCGTAATAGGAGGAACATCCTTTGGCCACAACTTGGGGCAGTAATTCGTGGGGCGACAACTCGTGGGCGTCTAGTTTTAATAACATAGATGTTAACGGGATAGGTGCATCTTTAAATATCGGAACAACTGCTGCATTCCCATCTACAGGATGGGGTGGCCAAGTTTGGGGAAATGGTGAATGGGGAGAGTTAGCTTCTCCAGAAGTTTCTATAACGGGTATTTCTTTATCCTCTAATATAGGATCTGTTATAGCTGATGGTGAAATCAATGTAGGTTGGGGACGACAAGAGTGGGGCAACCAAGTCTGGGGTGATGCTTACACAGTTCAACTATCAGGTATTAGTTTAACATCAGCTATCGGAAACGAAGAAGCATTTACTGATTTTACAATTGAAGTAAATGGACTTGAATTACAGACAGAAATTAATTCAGTTGGAACTTCAGCTAATTCTGATAACGAAATAGCTCAAAGTGAATTATTAACCACGGGTATCGGTAGTGTAACAGTAACTGGTACAGCATCTATTGATGTAACAGGTATTGCATTAACAAGTGAAATAGGCCAAGTTGTTGCTGAACCTAGAATTGATGTTCCAGTAACTGGTGTAGAATTAACAGGTTTTGTTGGAAATTCAGACGCTTTAGGTAATGCAAATGTTCCTTTAACAGGGGTTTCTTCAACAATTTCTGTAGGGACTGCGGACGGTGTATCTGTTGCTGAAGTAACAGGGGTTTCTGCTACATTTAACGTAGGTCAAGTTACAGTAACTGGAACTGCAGTGGTTATTCCTACAGGTACAGGCTTGACAACTAATACTGGTTCGCCTAATATTACGGCATGGCGTGAAATAGACCCAGGAGTAACAAATACATGGACAGAGGTTGATTTAGCAGCTTAAAAAATGTATATTGTAAAAATTATAAGGAGCTAAAATGGCATCAAGTTATTCAACCGATTTAAAAATAGAACTAATGGTAACAGGGGAAAACTCTGGTACGTGGGGCGATAAAACAAATACAAATTTAAATTTAGTACAACAAGCAATTGCAGGTTATCAAGAAATAGATGTTGCGTCAGCCGATGTAACTTTAGCGATGACAGACGCTGCACTTTCAAATGCAAGAAATATGACTTTAAAATTTACAGGCACTCTTGCAGCAAATAGAATTGTAAACTTTCCTACAGGAATTGAAAAGTTTTTTAACATCGTTGATGGAACAGATCATGCAGGAAATACTTTAACATTTAAAGTTACAGGACAAACTGGATTTTTATTATGTGAAGGTCATTCATATATTTGCCATGCAGATGGAACAGACATTGTAAAAGATTTAGAATTTAAAAAATGGAGAGCAATCTCTGCAGCTGAAACAGTTCAACCAGGTGCTCAAATTTTAGCAGATACTTCTGGTGGAACTTTAACAATAACTTTACCTGCTTCACCAGCAACAGGAGATGAAGTAACATTTGTAGATTCTAAATATACTTTTGATACCAATGCCTTTACAGTTGGTAGAAATGGTTCTAATATAACAAACAGCGCAGCTGACCTTGTTGTAAATACAGAAGGTGCAGGATTTACTTTAGTGTATTCTGGTGATGCAACGGTTGGTTGGACTTATAAGGATAAATAATTATGGCAAATTACGAAGCAACTAGATACGATTTTGATGGAGCTAACCTTACAGGTATTGAAGGTACGGCAACAGGAACAATTTTATCATGGTCAGATTCAAGTATTCCATCTGGATTTTTAGAATGTGATGGATCCGCTGTATCTAGATCAACTTATTCTGCATTGTTTGCAGTCATAGGTACAACTTATGGAGCTGGAGATGGATCAACTACTTTTAATGTACCTGATCTTCAAGATAATGTTCCAGTTGGAAAATCAGGAACAAAAGCTTTAGCATCAACTGGTGGAGCAAATACAGTAACTCCATCAATTAACAACACATCTATTTCTACATCGCAACTTGCTGCACACAATCACGTTATTCCAATGGCACCTCCTGGAGCAGATCCTGATCCAAGAATTATGCCTAATTTCGGTGGTGGTAAAACAGGTAACGTTGGTAATAGAACAGTTCAAACGACAGGTAGTGGCACAGCGCACGGCCACAATGCAAATGCGGTTTCAACTTTACAACCGTATATAGCTTTAATATATATAATTAAAACATAGGATATATTTATGAAAAAAGGAAATTGGACAGTTATATTTGAAGACAATAAAATAATTAAAAACACAGGATCAGAAGCTGGAACAGGTTATGAAATAAATGATAGTTCTTTTTGGTCAGCTCCAAAATTTTCTAATATTTGGGCAATCCAATACACAGCTGACGATGACACAGATCAAGTAGAGTATAGAGATAAAACTCCTAACTCAACATATGATTCGTCTGTACTAGGTGATATCCAACAATTTATTGATAAATGGGATGCAGAGCATTTAACTTTTCTTCAAGAACAATGGGATGATGACACTAGAGATGAATCTGAAAAAGGTCCAAGACCAACAAGTTATTCATCTTAAATATAATATATAATATTTAAACTAAATCTTTGTTTATTTTTTTTAGGTGCAACACCTTTGTGTTCTATCAAACTTGGAAATACTAAAGCCTCACTTTCATTACTTTTATAAAAAATATTTTTATTATTTACAATAAATTCAGTGCCTCCATCATTTGTATGAACATTATATAGTATAGAAAAACAATTGTGTTGAAGATTATCTTTGTGAAAAAAAGTTTGTGAATTTTGATTGTACCAATTCCAATATATTCTAGCTATGGTTCCTTTTTTATTTGTTACAATATTAAAGACTTTTTCTGCAAAAGTGTTTAAAACAGGGTGACGTTCAAAACCAAATAAATCTTTTTTAAAACTAGTGTAGGCCATGCCTTGGTCAAAAGTATTTAAATCTCCTTTACCTTTTTCAAAAGGAAATTGCCAGTTAGCTACTTTATATAACTGTGATATCACCTCAAGATTTTTTAAATTAGGTGTTTTTGTATATACTAATCTTATCATTGCTTTCTTTTTAAACATGTATATAGTGTTTTTAAAAAAATGAAAGACAATGTAATAAATTATAAATTTTTTCACTGGGGTCCTTTTTTATATCAATCTTCTTTAAACAAAGAAGAAATTAAAAAGGTTAAACTCCTCTGTAAAAAGGATAAAAAAAAAGATTATAGAAAAAATTTAGCAGGATTATTAAAACAAGAATATAGTATTGATAAAGATAAACTATTTCCAATATTATCTGCTTACTTCAATAGTTATGTAAAAGCTAGCATTGAACACTATCAAATAAAAGTTGATGCAAAAGAATTAATATTAGAAAGTGCTTGGGTTAATTATATGTCTAAGTTTGAAATAAATCCTTTGCACGTGCACACTGAGGATTTATCGTTTGTTTTATTTTTAAAAGTGCCTAAAAATTTAATGGAAGAGGTAAATAAAACTGTAAGTCATAATAGTAGACCTGGAAGTGTAAATTTTATTAATGAGTTAAAAAATAATAATTTTCATATTATAGAACATTCTTTTATGCCAACTGTGGGTGACCTATTTATATTTCCATCTACTTTACATCATTATGTAAATAGTTTTAAATCAAATGGAGAAAGGGTATCTGTTTCTGGTAACTTAATATTAAAGTAATGCTTATTAATAAAAATATTTATTTTGTTCACATTCCAAGAACAGGCGGTAGATTTATAAGAGAAACATTAAAAATAAATAACCATGATGTTCAAAATACAGAGTTTGGTGTTTTGTACAGAGAAAAAGAAACACCTCATTTAACATATCCAGAGTATCATCAGTATTTAAATTATTTACCTATTAAAAAATTTTGTGTTGTAAGAGATCCAGTTGATAGATTTATATCTATGGTGACTTGCACATGGTTTTTTAATGAACAAAAAATAGAACACATGTTTCAAAGTCAAAATTATTTTAATGAAACACTTAATAATTTTTGTATAAATCACATGAGTAATTTTTTTGTGCCTCAAATTAATTTTGTAGATTATGAAACTAATATATGGAGGTTTGAAGATAGTTTAGGTGAAAATTTTATTAAGTGGCTTTTTGAAAATTTTAATTTAAAAATAGATACATTACCTAAAAAATTAAACTACAAAAACCCCAATCAAAATAAAATCAATTTAAATAATAGAAAAATTGAATATATAAAAAACTATTATTATAAAGATTATAAATTGTTTAAATACTAGTGAATATAGAAGTCATAGATAATTTTTTAAAAACCGATCAATTTAATAATTTAAAAAATATTTTTTTAAGTGATAGTTTCGATTGGTATTTTAATGTTGGTATAAACACAGAGGAAGAAAAAGATAAATTTCAGTTTACCCATCTTTTTTTTGATAACACAACTACTCACTCAAGGTACCTATCTTTATTAAAACCTATATTGAATAAATTAAATTGTAAATCTTTAATAAGAGCAAAAATAAATTTAACTACTAAAACTGATAAATCTATTATTCATGGTTATCATAATGATTACGATAATAATAAAACAGCAATAATGTATTTTAATACAACAAATGGTAAAACTTACTTTGAAGATTACGATCCTGTTGACTGTATAGAAAATAGATTGATTAAGTTTGATTCAAATTTAAAACATTCCAGTAGCTCATGCACTGATAAATTAAATAGAGTTGTTTTAAATATAAATTACTATGAGTTTTAAAAATGAAAGTACTAGGTGTAAATATTTCCCATAACTGTTCTTTTGCCGTAATTGAAAATGGAATTTTAAAAGAATATTATGAAGAAGATAGGTTCAACAAAATAAAACATTTTAGACCTCCTCACCCTATGTTTGATAATAATTATCAATACCAAGTTTTACAAAAATTTAAAAATGTAAATTTTGATGCAGTATCAATATCGTCTTGTGGTATTGAAAGTATATGTTATGAAAAATTGGTAATAGATAATATTTTAAAACAAATAAAATGTAATGATGTTAAATTTTACAATCATGATCATCACATTCATCATGCCTTATGTGCTTTTTATTTCAGTAATTTTAACGAGGCTTTAGGAGTTATTTGTGATGGTGGTGGTGAAAAATTACCAAGACCTAGAACTCTTTTTAGATCAGTAGAATCCATCTATCATATTAATAAAAAAGAAGTTAAATCTTTATATCAACACTATACAAATTGGGGAACAGATTACTTTAAAATTTATTATAAAGTTCCAATGGAAGAGTTTCATAAAATAAATGAAAATACAGATTTGTATTTAACTAATAAATTAGCTGGAGCAGTTAAGTATTTAAATTATACAAAAATGGCTGGTTTTAAATCTCATCAAGAAGGACAATTAATGGGAATAGCCGCTTATAAAAATAAAGACGTAAATTTAAGTAAAAATATTTTAGAGATTGCTAACAAAGCGCAGGAGGAAACATTAGAAGAAAGAATTAAACTTATTGAAAAAGCGATTACATATAGTGACTGTAAAAATATAGTATTATCTGGAGGGTATCATTTAAACTGTTCTAATAATTTTAAACTTGTAAAACATTTTCCAAAATTAAATTTTTTTGTGGACCCAATACCTTATGACGGAGGAACAGCAGTAGGAGCTGCGTATTATTATGCAAATTTTGAAAACTAAAGAAGAAGCTGTAGAAAAATTATTAGAACAGGAGCTAATTGCTATATTTCAAGGTCATTCCGAATGGGGTGCAAGAGCGCTTGGCAATCGTTCTATGTTATTTGATCCAAGAAATAAAAATGCAAAAGAAATAGTAAATAAACAAAAAGGAAGACAGTGGTGGAGGCCTACAGCAGCTACTATACTATATGAATATAGGCACGACTATTTAGATATGCACACACTTGATGAATCGCCTTATATGACATTTGCAATAGATGCCAAACAAAAAGCAATTGATGAGGTTCCTGCATGTGTTCATGCTGATAACACTTGTAGATTTCAAACTTTAAAAAGAGAGCAAAACCCAAATTACTACGATTTAATACAATTATTTTATGATAAAACTAATGTTCCTTTATTATTAAATACATCATTTAATTTAAATGGATACCCTATTGTTGAAACTTATGAAGATGCAGTTATGACTTGTAAAGAATCAAAAATAAAATATTTATACACTCCAGAAAATGTTATTAAATAAAGATCAAATACAATCTATTAAAGAAAATAAAGTTACGTTTGTAAAAAATTTTGTAACCTTAAACAGACCTTATGATTTTAATTTAATAAGTAAATTAATAGAAGAAAATGATTTACAAAGCATGTCTAAATCAAATTATGGTGGTTTAAAAAATGTTTTTCAAATACGTGGTGTGGTAAACCTTTTAAAAGAATTTAATGTGTTATTTGATTTTTTTAGTAAGACTTTTAATTATAAATACGATCAAAGAAATAATGTTGATTTATTTTTAAGTTTAATATCTCAAGTAGGCGTACCTCATATTGATGAAGAAGATGTATTTATTATAGGTTTAAATGGTAACATGGTCTATAAAGTTTTTAATGATAAAATAGTTGATTACCATGTGTTTAAGGGAGATTTGATTTTTATTCCAAAAGGTGTTAAGCATAAAGTTATTGGAGTAAGCTCAAGAATAAGTATGTCAGTTGGATTTTTTAGTAAAAAATTATGAATAAAAGAAAAAGTAAGATAGAAAATTTTATAGGTATTTACGATGGCTATGTACCTGAAACAGCTTGTAATGATGCGATCAAAATATTTAAAGAACAAGAAAAATTAAAAAAAACTTATGACAGGGTTTTGATTGAAAATACTACGTTAAGTAAAAAGAAAGATAATGCTATGGACATACAGTCTGTTATAGACTGGCCTTCACGTTTTAGAACGATGTTAGTAAATGTAAACACCGCTTTAAACGATTATTATAAAAAAACATCAATAAAAGAATTTTATCACGTAGAAAATTTTAATTACACATATATAAAAATTCAAAAAACTTTACCTTCTCAAGGTTATCACATTTGGCACGTTGAACACGGAAATACAATGGAGTCTGCTTTTAGATCTTTAGTTTTTTCTGTTTACTTAAATAATGTAAAAGAAGGAGGAGAGACTGAATTTTTAAATCAAGCAGTAAGAGTAAAACCTAAAATAGGTAGAATAGTAATTTGGCCAGCAGGATTTCCCTATGTTCATAGAGGTAATCAACCTTTAAGTGGAGAAAAATATTTACTAACTTCTTGGTGCGTACTTAATAAAAAAGATTAGCATGAATTTAGCATACAATTTTAAGGATAAATTATTTTGGATACATAATTTTTTACCCAAAAATATTTACAAACAAATGTATGTTAATTTTATTAAGAATAGAAATAAAATAAATTTTGAAAAAACAACTGTAAGTTGGAAAACATTTAAAGAAGAAGAAGAAAATATGTCAGAAAGTTTTAATCAAAATTCGAACAAATCTTTTTACTTAAATGATTATTTAAAAACGTATCATGCTTTATTAAAACATCAATCTTTTGTAAATCTAATAGATCATGAGTTTGAAAGTCATCTTAGAAAATTTAGTTTTGGTCAACATTTAACTTGGCACAATGACGATGTTGACAATAGAGGTTATGCTGCAACTTTTTATTTTAATAAAACCTGGCGAGATAGTTGGGGTGGAGAGTTAATGTTTAAGTGTGATGAAGGTGCGGGATTTATACCTGTAGTAGGTAATTCAGTGGCTATAGTCAAAGCAGGTTTAATGCACAAAGTAAATTCTAATTTAAAGAAGACACACACTAGAATTAATATTCAAACATGGATAAGAAATAAAACATGATGGATTTAAAAGTAAAAGATTTAATTTATAGAAAAGATAAAATTATGCCTAAAGAAGTCTGTAATTATTTTATAAATTTATTTGAAAATAATATTAATAAAACTATGAAAGAGGCGAGCACGAAACATATTGTAAATGAAGGTTCGGTATATAAATTGGATAATTTTAAATCTTTAGATTTATCTAAACTATATAAAGATAATCCAGAAATAGAAAAAGCTAAAAATTTAGCTTTTAGATATATTGAAATGATGATTTTAAACTACACTCAATATTTAAAAATAAATATAAGTCCTGTTATTAATAACGCATGGTGGACTACAACCGCAAATATTAGGGTCATGCGATATCAAGAAGGAGAACAGATTCTAGATCATTTAGATGTCAACAAAAGAAACAGAGCTGCGTGTACCATAAATTTAAATGAAGATTATGAAGGTGGAGAGTTTAGTTTCTTTTCAGGAAAAGAATTGTACACTTTACAAACTGGGGATTCTATATTTTTTCCAGCTGAACCTATATTTATTCATGGTACTAAAAAAGTCACCAAGGGAATTAGATATAGTATAAATTGTTTTTTATACAATGAAAGTCAAAATAAAGAGTGTTGTGGTAGTCAATAGCAATGAAATTAATGAAATGTATAGAGGATAAATTTTTTTACTTTCAAGATTTTTTACCAAAAGAAGAATACAGAAGAATACATGATGGTGTTTTAAAAGAACGTAAAAAATTATTGTTTGAAGACGTAAGTGTCTCTTGGGACAAGAAGTTATATAACAATCTAACTGAACCTATGAGAGTAAATATGATACCAGAGATATTTGCTAACTTAGCAAACATATGTGGTAATCTTCCTCATATACATTTAAATGCTCAGAAAATGCGTTTTGCTATACATTACATGAAAAAAAATAGCGGTATAAATTGGCATTCAGACGAAGGTCATAATTATGCAATTACATATTATTTAAATCACAAATGGAACCAACAGTGGGGTGGAGAGTTTATGTATCAATACGAAGGTGAATTTAATTTTATACCTATTATCGGTAATTCTATTGTAATTATAAAATCACCTATGCTACATAAAGTAAACACTGTCTTGTCTCCAATTATGCCTAGATTATCTATTCAATCGTTTATTTCTCCAGATAAAAAATAGAATAACCTCACTCTATACTATAAAGTAAATTTATTGTAAAATAGGCTATGGCTTTAACAAAAATACCTTTTAGACCTGGTTTTAATAAACAATTAACAGACACCCAGAATGAAAACAACTGGGTAGATGGGGATAATGTACGTTTTAGATATGGTCAACCTGAAAAAATAGGGGGTTGGGCTCAAGAAACCAATTCTGAATTGATAGGAGTTTCAAGAGCAATTCATACTTTTACAGATTTAGATGGTCGTAAGTATGCTGCGATTGGTACTAATAGATTATTATACATTTATTACTCAGGTCAGTTTTATGACATTACTCCTATTGACCCTGACCGACAGCAAACAGGGGCAGATATTACTACAACAAACGGCTCGACAACTGTTACCATTACAACTACAGGAGCAAATGATTTAGAACCAGGAGACATTGTTACATTTGAAAATGCGGGATCTTTTACTGGTGGTCAAACAGATTATACGGCTACTGATTTTGATGATGTTTTGTTTGAAGTTAAAACAGTTCCTAGCACTACAACTTTTACAATTCAAATGCCTACCGCGGAAACGGGTACAGGGGCCACGAACGATGGAACATTAGACCTTTTACCTTACATTAAAATTGGCCCATTAGTTCAAACACCTGGATACGGATGGGGTGCAGGAACTTGGGATGCAGGAACTTGGGGGACTGCTAGAACTACTACCAATACTTTTTTAGATCCTGGATTATGGTCTTTAGATAACTACGGTCAAATTTTAATAGCTACTGTTTTAAACGGCAGATCCTTTGAATGGTCTCCATTAAACACAGACACAGCTGCCTTACAAACAAGAGCAACTAGTATTGCAAATAACCCTACAAAATCAATAATGACTATTGTGTCTGATAGAGATAGACACTTATTTCATTTAGGAACTGAAACAACAATTGGGTCTCCTTCAACACAGGATAAAATGTTTATTAGATTTTCTGATCAAGAGAATAGAAGTGTGTATCAACCTACCTCAGTTAACACTGCTGGGACTTTTCAATTAGACTCTGGGACTGAAATAAGAGGTGCGGTTCAAGGTAAAGATTTCACGTTTGTTGGCACTGATACTTCGGCATATATCATGCAATTTGTTGGTCCACCTTTTACATTTTCTATTAGACAAGTAGGATCTAACTGTGGTGTGCTGGGACAAAACTCAATGGTGTTCGTAGACACCTCAGTGTATTGGATGTCTGACGAAGGTGGATTTTTTACCTACGATGGATCTGTAAAAAGAATGTCTTGTCCTGTAGAAGATTTTGTATTTAAAACAACAGGGACTAACCCAGGTTTAAATTTTAATGCGGGTCAACAGGTATATGCATCACACAACAGTTTATTTAATGAAATCATTTGGTTTTATCCTGATGCATCAAGTAATTTTGTAAATAGAATGGTCACTTATAATTATTTAGAAGGTACTTGGGTAACAGGAACTTTAGCACGATCTTCTTATGCAGACCAAGCTGTGTTTGATAAACCTTACGGGACTAAATTTACACAAAACAGTGCGCCTAACTTTCCAACAGTTAATGGTATAAGTGCGTCTCAAGGTAAATCTACATATTACCAACATGAAACAGGAGTCAATGAAGTAGACTTTAATGGTAACAAAACTGCTATAGCTGCTTTTATTGAATCAGGTGACTTTGATTTAGACATTGGAGGAGAAGGAGAAGTGTTTATAAAAATAAGAAGATTTGTTCCAGATTTTAAAGTGCTGCAAGGTAACGCTAAAGTTACAATGCAGTTAAGAGATTATCCAGCAAATTCTCAATCTAGTTCTCCTTTAGGGCCATTTACAGTAACCAGTTCTACAACTAAAATAGATACTAGAGCTAGAGCAAGACTAGCTGCTTTAAAAATAGAAAACGATTCAACAGATGAAAATTGGAGATTAGGTTTATTTAGATTTGATTTTCAACCAGACGGTAGAAGATAATGGCTAAAGTTACAGTACAAATACCAGAGCCTAGTGAAAAATATGATTCAAATAATCAAAGACAATTAACAGCGTCTTTGGAAACATTAAAAAACCAGTTAAACTTTGCTTTTCAAGAAGAGCTAAAACAAGAAGTAGAACGGTTTACTTGGTTTAATATGAGGTCAAATTAATGAGTTGTAATAATGTCAATCCAATAACAGGTGGAAGTACAGTTGATGACATTCCATTTTATTTAGCAGTTCAACAAGGTAAAGTTCCTGGTTATTCTATGATTAATAAATTTGGATACAATTCTAG